GGTCTAACTGACTAGCTAATGCCTGTCTACGAGCAATTAACTGCAACTGTGGGTCTTGACCACCCAAAGCACCGCCAATACCTTGACCCAACTGATAACCAGCAGTCCTAGCACCTAAAGCCGCTTGTTGAAACGGGTTTAGTTGTACTTCTTGAGCAGCACGATTCTGAAACTGCGCCAACTGATTTTGTTGGTACTGTTGAGGAGATGTAAACAATCCTAAGATTTCTGATGTTGCCATTGTCTTTTCTCCTTATGCTACAAATTGCTGAACAGGCACATACTGTCCTGTTGCGGGATTAAATGTGTATTGTTGTTGTGCTGGTGATGTATTGCCAAACGCTTTATTTATTCCACTAGCAAGCACATTACTACTTGCCGCACCAGACAAAAGATTTCCACCTAAAGAATAGGCATTTGCTGGAGCCATTGTTGATGCCGCATTTGTAATTCCTTGGCTAGTTAAGCTGCCAACATTAGCATTGGCTGTACTAACCCTTGAACCAATTGCAGTGCTTAAGTCCAAAGGCTGTTGAGCCAGTCTCTCAAGCCCTGATGAGGTATCCATAGCAGTGGTAAATGGCGAATAAGCCGCTGTTTGACCAGTGTAGTATCTACCTTGCAAGTTAGCGCCAGTATCAAACAAACCAGCACCAAACTTAATCCTGTTCTGAGCCTCTTGATCTGCTTGTGCAGCAAGAACTAAATTTTGTTGAGCAATAGAGTTGTAGTAAGCCGCCATTTCAGGGCTTGTATTCATCAAGTTGCCACCTTGAGAAACAGCAACTCCTCCACGACCTGTTTGAAACTGTCTGTTTCGCAATTCAGCAAGCTGAGTTTGTTGGCTAGGTGCAAGCAAAGCCTGTTGTTTAGTAATGTATTCTTCTGCGGCTTTCTCTGGTGTTTTAGCAAGGTATTCTTTACCCAAAGTAAACAAACTCTGTGCCGAAGTAGTTAAAGGCAGATAAGCGGCTCTAGCAGCCTCTACATCAGTCAGCCCCTGACCAGAAAGGGTTTTTAACCTATCTTGGTAACCTTTTATTTCGGCACTAGGTGTATACCCTGCCGTAACAACATTACCTGCTGCATCAGTTGTAAAGTTGGATGAACCAAAGCGAGTAGTTACGCCAACAGGTCTAAACCTAGCAGCATCAGCCGCAATCTGTGCTGCACGAACCTGTGCATCTGCTTGTGTTTGTGCTGCTTCCTTGGCTTGCTCAGAGGTTAAATAAGAGCCAGTAGCATTTAATAAACTGGTAATAGCAGATGGTGCAAAAGTCTTTAAAGTATCTACTGAAATCCCAGTTGCATTTGCAATTTTAGTCAATATATCTGGAGTAACAGTAGGAGGCACAACAGGAGGCACAACAGGAGGCACAACAGGAGGCACAATAGGCTCAACGACAGCAGGAGTGGGTACACCAGACATAGGGCTACCGCTACCAGTTGGAGGAGTAGGAATGTTAGCTGGAGTGACATTACCTCCATACGTTATGCCAGTCCTTCCCAATGCCTCTGCCGTCAATGTATTCTGAGCCAAATTTGCCGCTTGAATTCCTGTAAGGCTTCCTGCGGCAGCCGCATTAGCAGCCGCCGTACTGCCACTATAAGCACCAGCCGCTTGACTAACATAGGGGCCTAAAGGAACGCTACCAGTACCAACAGCAGTACTTAATAATCCTGTGCCAGTAGGTATTGCAGAAAATGCTGTCCCTGCATAACCAGTAAGATTGGCTTGGGCTAAAGCATTTGAAGCAGCAATGTCAGCAGCAGTAGCACCGCCAGCACCCAATAGACCACTACCAGCTAAATAATTAGCACCTAATCCTATTGCAAGCATTGGGCCAAAGTCTTTTACAAAGCCACCCAAGCCACCGCCACTATTAAACTCATTTAAGTCCCCGACTCCATAGTCAATAATCTCACCTTTTGCATTTATTTTTGGTGCAGAAACAATGTTTGGTTGACTTGGATCAGGATATAAATATTTACCTGACTCCAATGTCAAATGCTTAAAATTACCTTGTGTGTCATATTGAGCGACAAGTGGGATATTTTGAAATGTTTTGTCCGTTGGTATTGTGTAACCTTCAATATTTGTACCACCACTCAAGACTTTGGCATAGTCTCTATCTGCATATTGGGAATATTCTGGATTAATTTTCTCGTATGCTGGAGTAAATCCCTGTAGTCCTCTATATTCCGTTGGAACTGTCGTTGTGTTCAATTGAGTGGTGAGATTTTTTAATGATTCTGGGGCTAACGCTTGACCTAATGATGGCAATGGCTCTTCCACCCTTTGCGGGAAATCATAATTTAAGAAACCATAAAACTCACGCAAACCAGTTTGAGGATTTATAGTGCCAGCGCCTCCCATAGCCCTCAACATTCCAGCTTCTTGAGGATTGATGTGAGCAAGCATAGTGTCGCCATAACGACCCTTTGACGCAAGATTATTGTATTGATTGTTAAAAAGACTTTGCATTTTTTATTCCTTTAAACAGTTCCATTTGCTATGACATTACCAATCACAGTCAAATTACCAGAGGCATCAATCTTTGCTATAGGGGTCGATATATTGTAGATATACAAGACATTCGATGCTTCAACAAAAGAAAAGTTTGTAAATGTTCCATCTGCCTTTGAAGCAATGGCTGTTTGTATATTTGTAAATTCTGTGTCAATCTCAGTTCCCTTGACAACCTTTGAAGCATTGCCAGAAGCAAGGGCATCTTTTGATGCGAAGTTGGTGGTTTTCGTGTAATTAGCCATATTTATTCCTTAACCAAGTTTTCCATTTTTAGCCTGAATCTCAATCTTCTGAATACTCACAGCAGAACCATTTATATCAATTTCATACGCTGTTTGCACAACTTTGCCAAATCCTGATGCTTGACCTACCAAAGTCCCAATCTGGATGCCTGATGAATAGTAAGACACAGGAATTCCATTTGCACCATATTCAGCAATTCCATATTCTGCTACTGTAGATATAGGAATAGTTGCTTGTGTTGCGTAATATTGTGCAGAAAAATCATACGACCATTTAATAGTAATGATCTGGTTAGTTCCACCAATTACAACCACAGAAATCTTCTTCAATATAGATGTGATATTTTGATCGCCAAGATCAGCATAATTGGTGTAATACTGAAAGCGATAGGTAGAGGCATGGTCAAGGTAAGTTCCATACTTACCAATATACCCATTCTTACCAATTAACAAGTCACCATTTCTGCGAGACAACAATGCAGTTGGTTCAATGCTATCCCAAGTCGTTATCCTAGCTGATCCATCTTGCAACTGCGCCTTTGTATCAAATACATAGACTTGTTTCCCAATAGGGAGCGTTAAAAGGTAAAACGCATTGACTTCAGAATAAACAGCTTTGATGTTAGATTTTGTTTCACCAGATACATAACCCATCAAGTCATTACGCACATTTTTAGATAAATCACGCAAAGGTGCTGATTTCTCTTGAATGGTACGCATCAGACTGCGAACACCAGAGTTAGACAAGAAAACAATGTCTGATCCCGTTGAAACTATGGTATCCCTTGCTAAACAACCAATATTGCCTATAGTGTCAGACAAAGACATTGTGGAGGGAGTTGTTGCTCCTTGATAGACTAATATCTGACGACTACCAAAGATAATTAAGAAATTGTTGTGTGCGCCAAGTCCTACGATTTGATCCGAACCATTAGGCCAAACCCGTGAAACATCCAAAGTACCTGAAGTTCCACCTGTCCAATTATGACCCGTAAGCAAGTCAGAAAAGCTAATTGTTACATTGTCTGAGGTTGTTTCTGCCACCCATAAACGACCAAAGGCAGATATAGCAATGTTTGCCAAAGGCACTGTACCTGTGTAACCAGTCTTTTCAGAGACTCTGCGAAATGTGGTTGTGCTTACAGCAGGATCGTAAATTAATGGATCAAATCCTGATTGAAAAAAGTATGTAATTCCATTTAAAGATGCACATTGCCAATTGCTTGCCGTAATAGTAGGAGCAGTACCACCCCCACCATAGGTCAACTCTGTAACTGTATTTGTAGAACTGAGTTTAAATAACTTGTTGTTGCCAGCAAACAATACAGTCAATGTTCCATCAAGCTGAACAAGCTCATGGATGACCTTTACATCATTTGATCCAAGATTGCCACTTGAAGAATTAACTCTTGAGTAGCCTTTCCGAGCGCCAATACGTCCATATTGGTCAATCACGCAATTAGTGGCAATTGAAGCATATCCCGCCTCTAATGTCAGAGGAGAATCTTGAGTGTTTAAGCCAAAAAAACCAGGAGCCTGAACACTAAAAGTCTGCAAGTTTTGCGTCATACTGCAACAAACTCCTGATTCTCAGGATAGCGAGTGCCTTCCAAAGCAATGTAATCAGACAACATGGATTTATATAACAGGTATGCTTCAGATGATGACAAACCACCATCTTCACCACGCTCTACCAAAGCACGAGAATAAGCATTCTGAACCACTAAAACGTCAGGAACAAGCACAACAGTTGAATCTGATGCCAAGGTAGCCTGTGGCACTGTTAAAGAAAATTTGATTGTGTACACACCATCAGGTATTGGGTACAGATTTACCTTGGTGTTGTAGCTACCATCCACGCCATCAAAAGCAAATTCTGTAGGTATTTGATTGGCAAGTGGGGTAAAGTTTAGCTTGCGGTTCATGTCTACAAAACTGATGTTTGTAAGACCAACATTGCTTGTGGTATTGATTACATCCATCACTTGAAACTTCTGACCAGCACCTGTTAAAGAATAAGATGCTGTAGATGCTGTTGTGGTAACTGTAATGGTAGTGCCTAGAACATTCCAAGCAAAAGAATCTTCAATTTGACGTTTGGCATCATTGACAAACTTGCCAATTAACGTTGAGTAAGATGTTTCGGTAACAGTAGCTACTGTTGTCTCACGCAACCTTATGAGGACATCATTTACAAGTTCTAGATAAGTCATTGTCTTGTTAATCCTATTTGTTCAAAGGTTGCAATAAAACTGAAACTGCTTGCTGATTGTGTAGTAATTTTTATTTTGTCTCCTTCTTCCAAGACAATGTAGGCATTACCATCAAACTGTAAATATTCTTTTGAAGTAAAGTCATAGGAGGTTAATATATCTATTGTGCTGCTAGCACTTGCGTCAAACCATTGAACAGTTATATGTTTGGTTGAGCCGCCTGTATTGTGTATATACATTACAGTAAATTTGGCGTAATAACCCGTTGGACAGGTATAGACTGTAGTGTCTACTGCCGCTGTGGGACTAACTCCAACTGATAATGCTCTCATTTCGCTTTTGCCTTATTCCTTGCGGATATAGCTTTAGCTTTTGCCTTTGCGTCAGCCTTTGAGGTTGCACCCCATGCCTTGAGCGAAAGAAGCAGTCTTGTTGGTTCACCATCCTTGTACTCAGGGCCATCATTGTTACCCATACGAGCCAAGAAACTTGCTCTGCGAGGGTTATCCCCCGACTTTACTGGAGGCTTCAGATTGCCACCAGTTTCCGCATTATAAGACGATCTCCCTTTGGCATTCAAGCCGCCTTTTGGATTTTGACCAGCTTTTGTTTGCCAAGTGGGTGTTTTCATCTTTACCTCATCTAAACTTTGACGTTTTCTTTGCAATCGCTTTGGGTTGCTTCACAAACTGCTTACCAGCCGCAGTACCTTTTCGCTTGGCTTTGGTAGTTGCCGCATACTCAGCAGAACTCAAAGACTTAATTGCCGCCTCTGGCAGATACCTCTCACCCGTCTGAGATGAGGGTTTACCTGACTTAGTACGCCATTTCTGCTTACCCCAATCTTTAAGAGATTGTTGTGGGTCTTTCATTTCATCTTCTTAGCGCATTTTCCCATCGCCTTGCACTTGCTTGGGGTTGGGCATCCAGCACAAGGTTTAAATGATTTGGCTGATTTGATTTCAATGATTCGCATAATTTACTCCTTATTAAGTTTTGTATCCACCACCTTTAGCCTTGTATTCCTTGGCTAAAAGTTGCGCTTTTCTTGCTGACCACTCGCCAGAATCTCCACCTGATGACCCTGCTTTAATCTTCTCAAACAAGGCTTTTCGCATAGTGGGTTTGGTGTAAACCCCTGCTTGGTTGACCTTGGATTTGGTCTTCATTTCTTCTTAGCCTTACCAGCTTCAGATAAAGCTATTGCCATTGCTTGCTTTGGGTTTTTGACAACCTTTTTATTGGATGTCAACTTACCCTTGCCAAACTCAGTCATTACCTTGCTAATCTTGGCTTGTGCTTTAGTCTTTTTCATGTTAATACAATACTTTAGCTGTGATAGTTCCAGAGGTGTAAGCAGTGCAGTTTGCCCGCAAATACTTAGGAGCATTGGCTATGGTGACTATGCCATCAGCGGTCAAAGCAGTGCCAATTGTGGCAAAGGTTGTCCCATCCAAGCTACCTTGGAATGCAACAGTTGCAGTAGTAATACCTGAAACTTGCAAGAATGCGGGTTGACCAGCATCTGCTTGAACGGCTCTAGAAGCACCTGTAGCGACAACAGCACTCAATAGAGTGACGGGAGTGGTTAGGGCTGACATTATTTACCTCTTGAGGATTTCTTCATCATGTTGGTAGCAGTCCTGCTACCCTTCATGGGCATAGGCATTTTGGGCTTACCAACTGCGATCATCACAGTTACAGGCACAGCCTTTTTCTTGCCCTTGCTTGCAGTCTCTTTAGCTTTGCCACCCATAGTTTTTCCGTACATAGTGTTCTCCTTATTTCCACAGTCTGTCAGCAACAAAGGTAATCACACCGCCCATGAATGAAGCGATAGTCATA